AAAATTATTCTTTCTTTTTTCTTGGTTTTCTAACTTTTTCTTCTTTATTAGAAACAACAACCTCATCATTCTCAACCTTCAAGACATAGTCTTTATTTTCTTCGATCTCCATCATCAAGATTTTTTCAGAAATTAGGTCCTCGATTTTATCCTGAATTGCCCTTTTAATTGGACGGGCTCCAAATATTTCATCGAATCCAACTTTTGAAATATAATCAATCAAATCTTGTTCATAGGTAAAAATGTATTTTTTATCTTGAACTCGTTTGAGTAACTTGTCAATTTCTAATTTTGTAATTACATCAATGTGTCTTTTTTCCAAAGAATTAAAAATTATAGTATCATCAATACGATTTAAAAATTCGGGTGCAAAAAACTTTTTAAGTTCTTTTTTCAAAACCTCTTGTTTTTCTTCTTCCATAACAACTTCACTTTTAGTGGTTTTGAATCCAACACCTGTCCCGAAGTCTTGAAGTTTTTTAACTCCAATATTTGAAGTCATAATAATCAAACAGTTTTTGAAATTAATTTTACGACCCAACGAATCGGTAATATGACCATCATCTAATAACTGAAGAAGTGTTGAAAAAATGTCTTTATGGGCCTTTTCAATTTCATCAAATAATACAACACAATAAGGTTTATTTTTTACTTGTTCTGTAAGTTGTCCTCCCTCATCATGACCAACATATCCTGGAGGTGAACCGATCAGACGAGAAATTGTGTGTTTTTCTTGGTATTCACTCATATCAACACGAATCATATTGTCTTCACTACCAAAGATTTCTTTTGCCAATTGTTTTGCCAAATATGTTTTACCAACACCCGTAGATCCTAAGAAAATAAATGAACCAATTGGTTTATTGGGGTCTTTGATACCCATTCTATTTCTACGAATTGCTTTTGTAATTTTTGTTACTGCTTCTTTTTGACCAATAACTTTATTATTAAGATTTTCGGTCAAATTAATTAAATTATTTCTCTCGTCTAGATTTATATTAGAAATAGGTATTTTAGTCATATTTGAAACAACTTCATAAATTATTTCTTCAGGAATAACCCTCTTACTATTTTTTAAATGTTCTTCAAATTTTTTCTTCTCTTCTTCTAACTTAGCAACCACACCTCTTTCACGATCACGAAGTTCTGCAGCTCTTTCATAATCTTGTCTTTTTATGACATCTATTTTTTCTTGTTTAATTTTGTTAGTTTCTTCTTTAAGGTTTTCTATTACTTCGGGTAATTTAATGTCAATTTGCATTCTTGCACCAACCTCATCTAAAATATCAAACGCTTTATCAGGAAACTCACGATCAGTAATATATCGATCCGCCAATTCAACAAATGTCCACAATGTTTGATCGTCATAAAAAACTTTATGATGATCTTCGTATTTAGATTTACTTTGTTTTAGAATCTCAAAGGTTTCATCTTTGGATGACGGGTCTACGACTACTTTTTGAAATCTTCTTTCTAAAGCACCATCCTTTTCAAAGTTTGTTCTATACTCGTCTAAGGTTGTTGCACCTATACATTGGATTTCACCACGAGACAATGCCGGTTTGAATATGTTTGAAGCGTCTAAAGAACCTGAACTATTACCCGCCCCAACAATAGTATGAATTTCATCGATAAATAAAACTATGTTTGGAGTAGATTGTAACTCTTCGATAATGACTTTCATTCTTTCTTCGAATTGACCTCTATATTTAGTCCCCGCAACTAATGAATTCATATCAAGAGAAACAATTCTTTTATCCATTAAATTTTTGGGACATTCCCCATCATGTATCATCATCGCTAAACCCTCCACAATTGCCGTTTTACCAGCTCCAGGTTCACCGATTATAATAGGATTATTTTTTTTTCTTCTTGATAAAATTTGGGCAATTCTTAAAATTTCTTTTTTTCTACCAATCACAGAGTCTAATTTTCCCTCCGCCGCTAATTTGTTTAGATCTCTACTAAAATTGTCTAATACGGGTGTAACCGAATCTGACTTTTTTTTAGATTTATCATTTCCTTCATCCATAAATTCTAACATACTTATATTGTTTAACAATCAAAAATTAATCAATAATTAATAAAAAGTCCACCTTTGTAAATTTGTCAGTACAAAAAATTAAAACATGACATATTGACAGTGTTTTTAATTTGGCATATAATTCGATTAAAAAATACAAAAAAATAAACATAAAAATAAAATGATAAAAAAATGGGAAAAATAATTGGAATTGACTTAGGAACAACTAATTCATGTGTTGCGGTAATGGAGGGAAAAGAACCAGTGGTTATAACTAATAGTGAAGGTAAAAGAACAACACCATCAATTGTTGGGTTTTTAAAAGATGGAGAACGAAAAATTGGTGATCCGGCAAAAAGACAATCAGTGACTAATCCTGAAAAAACAATTTATTCAATCAAAAGATTTATGGGATCATCATTTGATGAAGTTAAAAATGAAACTACAAAGGTTCCGTACAAAGTTATTAAAGAAAATAAATCACCAAAAGTTCAAATAGATAATAGAACTTATTCTCCTCAAGAAATATCTGCGGCAATACTTCAAAAAATGAAACAAACTGCTGAAGATTATTTAGGTCAGTCAGTAACTGAGGCCGTAATTACTGTTCCAGCATACTTTAACGACGCACAACGACAAGCAACAAAAGAGGCCGGAGAAATTGCAGGACTGACAGTAAAAAGAATTATCAATGAACCAACCGCAGCGGCGTTAGCTTATGGTCTTGATAAAATGTCTAAAGACATGAAAATTGTAGTATTTGACTGTGGTGGTGGGACACACGATGTGTCAGTATTAGAACTTGGTGATGGTGTATTCGAAGTATTAGCAACTGACGGTGATACTCATTTAGGTGGAGATGATTTTGACCAAACATTAATCGACCATTTAGTTGATGAATTCAAAAAAGAAAACGGAATGGATATTTCAAAAGATCCTATGGCACTCCAAAGACTTCGTGAAGCCGCTGAAAAGGCTAAAATTGAACTATCTTCTTCACCACAAACAGAAATTAATTTACCATATGTAACTGCAGATTCAACAGGTCCAAAACACTTAGTAATGACAATTACAAAATCTAAGTTTGACCAATTAACTCAATCTTTGGTTGATAGAACAATTAAACCTTGTGAGTCGGCTTTGAAAAATGCCAAACTAAAGCCATCTGATATTGATGAGATAATTTTGGTTGGCGGATCTACTCGTATTCCTGCAATTCAAGAGGCTGTAAAAAAATTCTTCGGTAAAGAACCATCAAAAGGTGTGAATCCTGATGAGGTAGTTGCTTTAGGGGCTGCTATTCAAGGAGGTGTCTTAGCTGGGGATGTGACTGATGTATTATTATTAGATGTGACACCACTTTCGTTGGGTATTGAGACTATGGGTGGTGTTTTCACAAAATTAATAGATGCCAACACCACAATCCCAACAAAAAAATCTGAAATATTCTCTACGGCTTCGGACAATCAACCATCAGTTGAGATTCATGTTTTACAAGGTGAAAGACCAATCGCAAAAGATAATAGAACTATCGGGAAATTTCACTTAGACGGTTTACCTCCAGCTAGAAGAGGAACTCCTCAAATTGAAGTGATTTTTGATATTGATGCAAATGGTATCATAAATGTTTCTGCAATTGACAAAGCAACTAACAAACAACAATCAATTAGAATTGAGTCATCTTCCGGTCTATCAAAAGAAGAAGTTGAAAGAATGAAACAAGAAGCAGAAATGAATGCTGAGGCGGATAAAAAATTAAAAGAGGAAATTGATATTTTAAATTCCGCCGACTCTTTAATCTTCCAAGTAGGTAAATCTATGGAAGATCTTGAAGGTAAAATAACTGAGGATGAAAAAACTGAAATCAAATCATCAATTGATAAATTAAAATCCGCTTATGACAAGAAAGAAATTTCAGAAGTAAAAGTTTTAATGGAAGAGGTTAATACAAAATTCCAAACCATAAGTCAGAAGTTGTATGAACAAACAAACAACACTGAAGCAACAGAAGAAGACTTTGCAAATGTGGAGTTCGAGGAAGTAAAATAATCTCTCAAATTTTAAAGTTAGAAATCCACCTTAGGGTGGATTTTTTTTATATAATATTTATTTTTAAAAAAAAAGTATGGCAATAATTAATGAAATAATCAGTGGAGACACAATTTATAATGAAGTAGAATCATCTAATCTTGTGAGAACGGAATATAATACATCAACAAAAAAAATGATTGCTGAGTTCAAAAACGGAGCAAGGTACGAATACGGTGATGTACCCCATCAAAAATACACCCAATTCAGAATGGCAGAATCACAAGGTAATTTCTTCAATAAAAACATCTCTAAAGTACACACCTTTAAGAAACTGTAATTAAGAAGTATTTATCAATATGAATACTAAAGAAATTCTTAAAAGTTTTGAGACTCAAAATGAATTGAACCCAAAAATTTGGTACACACCAAATGAAAAATTTATGGGAGATCCTGAAGGTCAAAAAAAGAAAATGAGACCAGAAGTAAGGAAAAAACTTTTAGAAATTTCTAATCAATTTATAGACTTTTTAGGTGTAGATGTTGTTATAACGGATATTATAATGATAGGATCTTTGGTAAATTATAATTGGTCAAAATTTTCAGACATTGATTTACATATGGTTGTAAACTTTAATCAATTTCCTGAAAACTCAAAAGATTTATATTTGGAATTTTTTGATTTAAAAAAAGTTATTTTTAATCAAAAACATAATATCAAGATGTTTGGGTATGATGTGGAATGTTTTGTTCAAAAAGAAGATGAAACTACTTTCAGTAGTGGGATTTATTCAATTCTTTACGATATGTGGATGAACGAACCAAAAAAAGATACAGATAAAAATATTGATTCTAAATTGATTAAAGATAAAGCTCAACAATGGATGAGAATTATTGATGGTGTTATTAACAATATTGAAGATGAAGAACCTGATGAAATAAAATCCTTAGTAAAAAAATACAAAGAAAAACTTAAGAAATTTAGAAATTGTGGTTTAGAAAAAAATGGTGAAATGTCTATAGAAAATTTAGTATTTAAATTATTAAGAAGAAATGGGTACATCGAAAAACTTTATGATTTACCAACAGAAATCATAGACAAAAAATTATCAATGAAACAATAAATAACCTTTGTGTTAAATAATTGTAGATATTGATATATTTATTAAGAAAAAATAATTCACATTAAATAAAAAAACATGGGAGGATTTAAACCTATTGGGAGTGAAAAACTTGAAGGTATGGACAAATTAAAACGAATAATGGAAATTGCTCGTTATAAAGAAAACATTCCGCAATCTGTTAATGAAACAAAGTCAAATGAATATAGTATTGAATTGGCCGATAATAATATATACCAAATAGAAAAAGAACGACAAGGTTATATAATAAAAAAATATATTTCTGAATCAGTTTCTGAGTATATAGATCCGATGAAATCAAGAAGATACTACTCTTCTTATTCACAAGCACTTAAGCGTTTAAACTTGATGGCCAAAGAAATCAATGTTTTACACGAAAACGAAGAAGGTATCTCACTAATAGGTGAGCAAAAAAAAAAGTTCATACTAAAGACTAAGAAAAAAAATGTCGCAGAACCTGCGGCCGAAACTCCACCACCACCCGTGCCAGCACCTGAACCTGCTGAAGTACCTCCCGCACCCATTACTGAACCCACTCCTGAGATGACAGCTCCTGAAGAAGGTGGTGTACCTTCAGATGATGAAATGCCTATGGGAATACCTGGTGAGGATACTGAAACACCACCTAACGAAATGGGATTGGAACCACCGATGGATAATATGGATATGCCTTCAGATGAAGTACCAACTGATGAAGTAGAGGACGAAACTGAAATTGAAGTTGAAAAAAAACCAAAAGAGAAAAAAGTATCAGACCTTAAAAGAATACAAATACTTGTTGGTAAATTAGCACAAAAAATTAGATCTTACGAGGAAGAAAAAGAACTATCCCCAAAAGAAATTAAATATATCATTAATTCAATTTTATCCGCAATTGATGTTGATGTTCTTGATGAAGATGACATTGAACAAATAATTAACAAACTTGAAGGAACTGACGAAGGAGATGAAGAAGACAAAGGAGGTGATGAGGATGAAGTTTCTTTTGAGGAAGAATCCGATGAAGAAGAAATATCTCCTGAACCACCAAAAGAACCTGAAATGACAGAAAGATTTGAAAAGTTCAGTGACGCTTACGAAAATTATTTGTCATCAAATATTGCAGGACTTTCCGCTAAAGGATTAAGTACTGAAATGTCTGAAGATTTTACACATGGAACTTTTTCAGAATCCTCTGTTGATAAAGTTTTGTCTAAATATTTTATTTTGAGCGAATCTCAAGAACAAAACTACAAAAAACAAAAAGATAAAAAAACAAACGAATTATATAAAATTAACAAAAAAAATATAATTAAGTTAGCCGAGTCAAATCAACAATTAAATGCTGCTATTAATTATATTGATGAAAACCCGAGATCAAAAATTTTAGGAATTTCAAACAAAGGGAATTTAATTTTTAAAGAAGGGATCAATCAAGTCAGTATAACCAAAACAGGAAGAATAATATGAATTATTTGATCTATATCAACGGTATGGGACCCAACTATAAGGGTGATAATATTTACGAATTTATATTTTCTAAAACATTAGATGTTTTTGGTGAAAATTGGGAATCTAAACCAGCAAACGGGTATCCTCTACCACCCGATGTGGAATATATTGATAAAGTTGGGACATTGATTAATGAAGAAGTTAGTTTTGATTTAGTTCAAAACTCTGATGTTTTTTCGGTAATTGATTCTATGGATGGGGTTTTAGCTTTAGGGTGGGAAAAAGAAAATGATGAAAAAGATTTCTCACTTGTAAAAAGATTAGTTTTTCAATTTGGGGAAAGTGAAGAAAGTGTAAAAAACAAACTATATGAAAGAGATATAGTATTACAATTTGAAAAAGATGTGGTTTATGAAAAATAAAAAAAATATTTTGTTTTTAGCCGAAAATGGTTTATCTTCTACGGTCATTTCTAAATTAAACGACCAACAAGTTAGAATATTAGTTGAGAAATTTAAAAAACTAAAAAAAAGTGAAAATAAAGAACAAGTTACAATAACTAAATCACCAACCACGCAGTCACAGACTGTTACCGCAACAGGTCAAGGTTCTGTGGTTCTTACCACACAGGGAAAACAAGTACCTTTAACAGTAAATGGGACCGTAACCACAACTGTTGACCCAACTACAAAAATTGAAACATCGGAATCTGAAATGACTGAAGAAGTTGAGGTAGATAAAGATAACGCAACGGCAGGTGAATACACACAGAATATGCCTCAAAAATCAGCACCAGATGGTATGGACGATGATTTGGATAATCCTGACGAAAAGAATGCGGTAGGAGTTGCGGAATCTTCCATCAATGAAAAGTTTGAATCGAAAGCACAACAAGGTTTATTTTGGGCTCGATGCAATAAATGTTCTGACAAAAAATGTAAATGGTGTAAAATGGCAAAAGAGTTCTCAGACTCAACATCAAAAAAACAATACAAAAACATGCCAGAAAAAAAACATCCAAAAAAAACGGTGAAATACAAAAAAAAAGAAACTAAAGAAAATTTACAAGAATTTTTGGAGCAAACAATAATATCTTTAGTAGAAAAAAATATCGAACCAAAAATGTCAAAAAAAGATTTGATTGAAGCTATCAAAAAAAAATCTAAATCTATGATTATAAGAAGACCAAAAAAATTGAACATTTTTTCTGATGAGGCCCCAATGAAACTTCCAATAGGAAAAATCTTTTCTGCGGGTAAAAAGTAATATTTACAACAAAAACCCAATTTAGATATTTATTTTATATGGGGTTAACTAAAGAACAAGTAATGATCGAATATGTGAAGTGTATGAACGACACTCCATATGCACTCAAAACATATCTACAAACTTACGACAACACAGTTTCAAAGTATGTTTCTTTGGAATTATTTCCTGACCAAATTTCTCTTTTGAAGGATTATGAGGATTACGAAGAAAATATTGCTTTGAAATACCGGCAAGCTGGGGTTTCAACAGTTACCGCGGCTTGGATATCAAAAAGATTAGTTTTTGCGAAAAAAAATCAACCTGAAAAAATTCTAATAATTGCCAATAAACTTGACACATCTCAAGAAATGGCAAACAAAATTAGAGCATTTATCGATCAATGGCCTCAGTGGGTGGGTGCGGGATTTGCCCCTGAAAAAAACTCCCAAAGACATTACAAATT